ACAGTTAGCAATAAGAGCTCAGAATAGACAACCGTTTGCTTCTGGTCTGGTACTAAAGAATGACCAGAATTCCACCTTTAGGGGCAATTAATTTTTAGGTCTGGAAGTACCAGTTCCTCCGACGTTTCGATATTTCCACTCCTCGTATCTTTTTACGATTTCTTTGAGGATCTTGCTTCTGACTATGTCTTCCTCGATGAATTGAAATTCCCCAACCCCGTCTACTCCTTTTACAAGATCAACGAACAATGGCAGTGCTACTTTGTCATAAGCAATATCGTGTTGCGTAACGTCCCCAGCTAGCAATGCTTTTGATCCTTCGCCTAGTCTTGAAATGTAAAGCATAAGCTGTTTCATGTCACAGTTTTGAGCTTCGTCAAGGATCATCATAGTTTTATCGAAAGTAGCTCCCCTCATATAAGCCAATGGCCGGAATTCTATAAGTTTCTCGTTGAAAAGTTGAACTAATTTTTCTTTGACTATAATTTTTTCCATAGTGATCAAGAAGCTTTCCATGTAAGGCCCAATTTTTTCATGAACATCTCCGGGTAAACTTCCTAATTTCTCTCCGGATTCTTGGATCGGTTTTGTAAAAATTATCTTTTCGATTTCCCCCCTCTGCAAAAGCTTTAAAGCTGTGTAGCAGGCGGAAAATGTCTTAGAAGTTCCCGCTGGTCCCCAGCAAAATGTTATTGTGCTATTTAGAATCGTTTCGGAATATTGTCTCTGCTTTGGAGAAAGTGAAATATCTAGAAAATCTCTTGCTGCTAATTTGGTTTTTGCTGCTGGCATATTTGAGTGTTTGAAAATAGTATGATATATATTTCAAAATTTTGAAACCAAAAAATTGACACAAAATGGCTACAGTAAGCACAACATCAATTCTGGGATCTGACTCAATCTCCGCCTCAAGAACCACTATTAATTCAAACTTTCTTCTTTTACAGAATTGGATTAATCAGTATGTTTCAGTATTCGCTATCGATTCGGTTAATGGGATATTGGATCTCTCACAAGCTTCTACCGGCAGAATTTCTGCTAAAACAGGTAAATTTGATCAAATCATAGTCCCAAGTGGAGGAACAGCTCTCACACAAATTCTTTCATCTGGTGCATCCCAATTCGTTAGTGTAGCAACAACCACACTTACCGCAAGCGGAGCAAGCAGTTTTTCAGGAACTTTTACAGCTTCAAACACTGCAACTTTTAACTCAACTACTAATTTATCAGGTCCAACAAGACTTAGCAAAGCATTGACTATTTTGAATAATGGTCACTTTGTTGGACAAAACACAATTTATGCTACAGGGGCTACAGCCGGAGATCCATTTCCCACTTCTACATCAGGAGGAGGTGGAAGATTAAGTTCACTTTCAGTTCCATATCAAGTAACAGGGCTAGAAGACATCATCTACGCTCAGTGTGGAAGTGGATGGTATATGTCGGTTGGAACAACAGGGGGAACTGCTTCAAATTTAACCGCCGGAACAAGAATTACAATCGTAAACACCGGTTCTACCGGAGGATTCATCGCTACAGGAACTCAAAACTCTGGAGCTTATTACACTGGGTTTAACACAAACGCTTCTTACGGTAAGTATCCATCTACGGGAATTACATGTGATGCCAATAGACCTTATCAATCTGCTATCACTTTACAATGGGAACCTAGAATCGGGCAGGGAACAGGAACACAACAAGGATCTTGGGTGGTACTGTCATCCTCCAACATGTCTTGGTCTTAATAAAAAAATTATAAATGGCAAAAACCCCTTTTATACGACCGCTTCAAGTCCAGGGTGGTACTTTTTATGCTTTTTCTTCAGCGGCTGAGGATCTTTCCTTTACGTTTAATAATTCGATTAACAAGTTTAAGTTTTCAAAGTTTGCCCTGCTTAACATCCCAGAAATAAATTCCGGAGATCCTTTGGGAAACTCTTTGAAACTAAACGCACCGGACAGCGCATTTATAGATAAAGCAACAAATGCCGGCCAGATAATCACTACAAACCAAAACGTAAATTTTTCACAAAGTTTCCAAAGTTATTGCTTGAACTTAGAAAGCACTATCCTAAGTGGAAACGATTATGATTCCACTCTCAAACAAAACATCTCTGAGCGTGTTTTTTGGAAATGGCTGAAAGAACTTGGAGGGATTCGTTACCAACCCGCTTCTTCAAGTCAAGTGGTTTCAACTTTGGATCAGAATACTGTTGTTACTGTAAACGGTTTACCTCGCACTGAAAAAAGATATGTCGAAGGAGACCCCGTCGGCGGAACCGGTTCGTATGGATTAACGGGGGCTACTTATAACAGGGTTGTCCAATACATAGGAAATTTGGACATTGTCAACTCCGTAAAAAACAACAACAACACTTATTCGGAAGTTTACGTACTCGTTCCAACCATGGATGGAAATACACCCACAGTGTTATTTAAAAACGTAGTGGACACAAATTATCCTATGGATTTTGCGTGGACTAATAATCCAGCTGATCCTCTAAATGATGAGTATTTAACCGGAAGAGCATACGATGAATTGAACCCCAGCGGTTTAACTAACCTGGCGATTTTCGATTGTGATGTGTTAGGAGAACCGGAGGTGACTTTTACTAGCACCCAAACCGGTTTGACCGGAAGTGGAAACTGGTACTCACCTCGTGCAATAGCGGACACTTATTTCACAGATGCATCTTTTACAAACCCGACAGCTCAGATACTTGAAAAATCCTACGCAGGAGCAACTTCAGGAAACGGCTATCAAAAATATGTTAGAACCCTTCTGGATTCTGTTGGTCTTGATTTCGATCCTAATTCTTATAAGCAAATTGTAGACGATCCAGCTATTTCTACATTAGAGGAGTTCAATGCAACCTCTCTTTCTACTGATTTTACTTTTAACGCAGTTCTAATTTACTATGACGTTTACGATCCAGCAGTTCCCGCAGATTCTGCAACTAATCTTTACGGAGTTCTGTTTTTGGATGATGTACAAGATACCGGAGTTGGTACTTACGTAATCCCAGGTTTCAAAAAATACAAGCCAAATCCCGTTACTAAACTCAACGGTAATTCGTATGGTCTAAAACTCAATATCAAGTTCGACGTTGATATAGACCAAACGGGGGTAGAGCAAGCAATTAACGACTACTCTCCGTTCTCATTGACTATGTTTATGGATGCGGTTAATGTCTTGCAGGATGCTTCAGCCACTCTAAATAACACAGCGGCAGTTTATACACAGCTGGAAGATAGAGTTAGCACGTTAGAAAATCTAGTCCTTTCATCAGAAACCACAGTAAATATTGACAGGAGAATCTCAGCAATTGAGGATGCTTTGGCAGCAAATCAGGCTTTGTTCAATAACACACAAGCAGTGATGGGTCTTATAAACCAAAACTATGAACTCATTAGGGCAATTGTCAATAATGAAACGTCGGTTGAAATCTCATATAATCTTAATCTAATTAAACAAGGCCAAGGAATCATAGTTGATCGGAGTATACCAAATCAACTTACAATTTCAAACGACAACCAGGATTATCATTTAGGTCCAGCTAATGGAACTGTTACACTCCAAAACGTTTCACCGAACACGATAATTCTTCAAACTTTCGGAAACTACGTAAAACACGTGAACAACGGTGTTCCTATTAACTTGACTTCTGATTTAGTGATTAGAATAGACGACTATACACTTACAAATTGGAAACAGGGACAAGTTATGAGATTTTCTTTTGGAGATCAAATTATACCTGGTGATTATAACGTTACTTTCCTGACCAACGCAGTTGGAAAATATCCTCTAACAAATCCTACAAATGTTCCATATTCTACTTTGATAGTTTCTCTAACTAATAACGACTTTGTAGCGTACGACTACAAACCAGTGATAGATATTGTGTGTATAGATCCAATAAATTTAATTTTCCAGGTAGACGAGGTAGGAAAAAGTTTAACTAATAATTCTTAAAATTCAAAAAAGCGTATATGGCAGGCACTCAAAACAGTATAAGTTCTTTAGTAGCTCAATTTCTCAGATTACAAAAGAATTCTATTGAGATAATTAATGGTTTAAATGAGGTTGCAACTTCAACTAATGAAACCGTGCAGATTGAAATGCTCAACGAAGCGGGGCTCCCATCCAACGCCAGTATTCCAGCTTATGGATACTTGAGAAGTCAAATTCAACGTTTGGATTCAAATATCCAATCTTTGGCTGGCCTGGGTGAGAACTTTTCAACGGTTAGAAACCCAGACGGAACATATTCGCAAATTTATAGAGCTCAGCCACTCAGAGATCCAAGTCCATTCGTAAACCTACAGGTTCCCAGTACTTTTTCAACTAGAGACAATTGGTTTTTTGAAAGCTTTCTATCCCCTTTACTTTATATAAGTATTGACGTTACGGGACAACTTCCTGACGACGCAGATCGAATTCTCATCAAAAGAATAATTGCTAACACTGACACGGACGAGAAAAAGGCTTACTTTGATGCAAATCTCAATGGACGTAATGATATTGGAGAGCAGGAATTCATTAACGAATTAATTGCAAATGGAATTAATTATTTTGTTGATGAAGACATTGTACCACTGCCTCTTAGAACTATCAGGAACAAAGGTAACTTCAGCGTAATTTCTTTTTATGACGATACAGTCAGCACTACTGATGCAAATGGCCAAGTAGTTCAGGAAACTCGTAGAAATTATAAATTAAATTCTGTACAATATACAGACACTAGTACCGGAGTAACAAACGGTAGGACATTGGGGGTAGGAGATTTCTTGATAACTATTGACGGAACGAAATACGAGATTACCTCCATAAATATTCCTGAAACTTCTGTTCAACTGAAAAGAACATCTGGCTATCAACCGGTTACAATAGGTGTAGACACTCTTGCTCTCCTTTCGACACAATTCAACCCAAGATTTGTTGATGTGAATGTTGGGTATGATGAAAGACAGGGGGTATTCTTCAAAAAAATTGATGATAATTATAATATTGTTTCTTCAACCTGGTCGCCCGGAATAGTTTTTTTCAGTAATCAGTTAAGAATTAACACTACTTCCGGATTACAAACGCTCGAGCAGTATTACTTGACTTCCGTAGCCGATCTTGGCCAGCAATTGCTTGGTATGGCCAAAGAGAAAAAAATTGCCGCCATAAGCGGGTTAGTTCCAGATTCACCTACTATTGTACCTACAAATTTCAAAGTTGTACAGATAAACACCCAACTTACTCAGGGTACTGATGTTCAGACGTTAAACGATAAAGTTGCACTGAAAGCAACTTTGCAAAGTGAAATAGCTCAACTCGACACTTCGATTAACACCAGCCGGGCTCAAATTAACAATGTGAGTAACACTTCGGTGCTTGCTCAAGCCCCCACATCTGCAGCAACACCAGCATCGAATTTAAGTAATTTTTTAACATCTACAACTCAAAACACCCAAGCTCTCCAGGCTAACCTGAATTCTTTGACCCAACAAAGAGTTCAAAAACAGCAACTTTTGGCGTCGGTTGTTAGCGACATTTCAACAATTTCTACTAGTACCCCCCAAATTGTAGCGGATCCCAAATACAGAGTTAGAGGTTTCTGGGCAATACCAACTCCTAAAATAAACCCCACTACAGGACCGCAGGCGGTTATCCAATTCATAATTGAGTATCGTTATTTGAGCGATTCTGGTGTTGCTCCTGCAGTTCAGCAAATCAACTTTTTGGACAACAACGGACAGCAAAAAACTGGTTCCTTCAGTAACTGGAATAAACTGATTACAGATATTAGATCGAAGGTGTACGACGCCAGTACAGGCACTTATGTTTGGGCTCCAGAGTTTACCGACGATGCTGACGCTAATAATATAAATCAACTTGATATTCCAATCACGAAGGGAGAACAGGTTGAAATAAGAATAAAATCAGTTTCCGAAGCAGGATGGCCTGATAACCCTTTAACCTCTGATTGGTCAGAAAGTGTAATCGTTTCTTTTCCCCCTGATGCTTCTACACAGAATGCGGCAGCCTCACTTTCAACAAATCTAAAAGATGAGGCGATACTTACTATACAACAAGATCTTTCAGCCAAAGGAATTGATGGGCTTTTAGCAAGACAATTTTCTAATGGTAGTAAAACATATTATTTAGACGCTCCAACAATTGCTAGTGGTTTTTATGACCAGAGCGGAACTCCAGTGGACCTTTTTCAAAAACTTACTGAGCTTCAAGACCAATTAAATAGCTTGAGAGCGACTGTAGAGAAATCTGTTGGTATTCTCGAAGTACAAATTGTAGATCAAGCAGGAAATACCCAAATAATTACAAGTGGTCAAACTATAAAATTGAATGCGGGTTATTACAATCAAATTTTTGCAAATCCAACTACAAGTGACGCTGGTAAAATTGCTGCCAAGATTTACCAGTTGAAATTGATTAACACCGCAGCTGGTTTATTGGAGCTTGCTTCTTCTTTACCCGGTGGTTTGGATACACTAGCTGGTACGTCTACTACTTATAGTCTTCCAGCCGGCTATGCTCAGAATTTAAGATATGGCGAAGTTGGAATATCTGTTACGTCTCTCACTCCTGCGGATATAATTCCCCCAGGATCGACAGGAAATGCAAACAATGAATCTTTCCAGCAACTTAGACAAGCTTCTCCCTATGTTTCAGGTAACGCAAACAGCCAATTTATATACCCAAGATGGAAAACCGTAGGCTTGGATCAGAATTTGTATTTCGTGCCTTCTTCGTATACGAGTGGGTATAATTACCAGGGAAATGGAAACGGATTTCCTCAGAATGGATCATCTCTCATTCCGTACGATCCTACCATTTCAACAGTCCCAACTGCTTCTGGAACTAATGGTTCTGTCTGGAATGGTGGATACACAGGTTCAACCGGTTCTTATGTTGGTTTGGGTAATGGTTATTTGAGTGAGTTTTGTATTCACAAAGACCATCCAGCACTCATTACCGGGCAAAGTTTTGAAAATCTTGTTAAACCTAATTATGCTGGTGGCATAGTGGTTTATCCTTACTTCAGACAATCCGATTATTTCTACTATGATAATAGTCTTAATAACTATTGGATGCAACTTGGGTATGCACCGGTCACAACAGATTTTGTACAGGGGCCAACAGCAGATAGAGAAGATTCGATGTATCCTTTTAAATTAGGATTTGAAAGCAATGATGAATGGTTAATCGGTAGGTATAGTTGCGGATCTTATTTGTTTTTGGGTCCCGTTACTGCTTCTTCAGTTCAAGTACAAGGATCAACGGCTTTAGCTAGCCAATTTGTTCAGCAAGGAATAAATAACGCTATTATTGTTCCGCTGATTTTCCAATTTAGAGCAACAGACAAATTAGGCTATATAGGTGGATTTAGAGCAAATGGAAATCCTACCAACATCACCTACACAAAAAAATTAGGAATTGATGTCCAGGTAAGAAACCAAAGCCCATTCTCTTTCGATATTGAAGTTACCTCGAAATACAAAAACGACACTCTTTCTTCACCTAATTTCGCTACACCTGGTGGAACAATGCTAATGTAAAGTAAATGTGTAACTTAAAAGAAAGCAAAAATGGCATCCCCAAAATTATTTGATTATAACTCTTCTTTTGGAATTTTAAGGACTAATCCCAAAATCACTGGGAACGTTAAAATTACGGTAGACTCAGATGGCGGCGTCTGGTTGAATTCGATGGACGCTAATCCTACACTAAGCGATCAAAAATTTAAAAAATTCAGGGTTACCGGACAAAATTCTTATTCCAAAGATCTTTACCGATTTTTTCAAAACGGAACAATTTCCAATGAAATTATTTTCGAGGTCGGAAAGTTTACCGACGGAGAAAATAAACCAGTGGAAACATTTTCATCTCAGTATGATTTTTTTTATGGAAGTGGTGCTTCTACTCTGATAGACAGAAATTACACCGAGAATTTCAGATACTTTCAGCCACTTTGGCTTAGAAAAGAACTTCCTGAGTTTTTTGTTATTTTTAAAGTACCTGGACCAATCAGTTATCCATATTCAACCAATCAGACGTCTATTCTGGATGGGGTTCAATACAAACTTGTCCAAGATACAACTTCTTCTTCTAGCTTCCAAATCAGCTATGGAATAGATAATTCTGGATTGCCAATAACTTACCAAGCCGGTGAATTTTTTACAGGAAATTCTGTTTATAATTCTTACACGGTAATCTCGGGTTCTGGAAAGGTTGTTGAGATGAATGAGCTTCTTTTCCAACCTGAGGTAGATGATGTTGAATCTTATTTCAACACAAAAATTCTTCCTTATGCAACAGCAATTGCAACCTACGATCTAAGAGACAATACCACGATTGGAAAATACATCAGATCAATCACTAATGACCCGGGTTACGCACAGGCCCCTATTGATTTTTCTTTCCAATTGAATTCTTATACTTATTACAACGGTTCAGACCTAAAAACTGGTGCTTTAACTAGGAAGGGTGAACTTTTGTATGATTATTTAACGTCTACTGCTTCCACCCCTCAGATAGATTTTGAAAATTATGTTACCGAGGGATTTTCTAGAAATGGAATTATCGCTCCTAACTTATTAAATCTAGAATTTCTATTCAACGATAAAGATTCTGATCTTTATTCTATAAACAGGTACTTTGGATGTTATGTCTCCAGAAATGATTTAGGTGAGTTCCAACTTAATGGTGACTTTTTTTACACTTATAGAAACCAGGAAGGAAATAATAATTTACCAAAACCTTCCTTAAATAATATTGGTTATTTCAATAGCACTTCAAACACTTTCCAAAGTTCTACCACAGGGGTAAGAATGTATTACGAAGGTGCTTCAGGATGGATCCCTGGATCTTATGATGTAAATGTAAGTGATCCGCAAAAACTTTATTACATAACAGATAAAAATGATAATTTCTACAGCCTTCAAAGGTTCCAGAATTACATTTCATCGACTGGAACATGGATAGACAACACCCCTGTTTATTCTCAGTTTGGTCCTTATAATATCAACAATACTTTCGGAACTACTGGAACAATTGGCAGAACAAAAGGCAATTTAGTTTTATCTGATCAGCAAGTAAATCTTGGTGATTTTACAGGACCAGGAGAAAAAATCGGGGGATTTTCTGGTTTCATTCCTGGTGAGAAAGGTTTTGCCCATACTAACATTGAATTTCTACAAGCTTTCGAGTCAACCAATCCTGTGACTTTCAAAATTATTTGGCCAAATGGAACTTTAGGAGCACTCAATGAAAAATATGATTTAGTTCAGTCCGGAAAACTCGGTGGCACTGTTTTAGGTTGGAAAGCAGGTTCTTCTTACAATGTTGGAAGCACACACTATTTCAACATTCTACAGGGAAAAACCTCTGAAATAGCAACTTCATTTTCTTCTTGTGTCAGTGCAATAAGTCAGGTCGTTTGGGATTCTGCCACCTCACAAAATAGTTCTATAATAAGGGTAAAGAATGCAGGAACTAAAGAAAATTCACAATTTAAAATTACTGTTTTTTCAAATTACTCAGATTTTGAAAACAACTACTCGGGGATTTGGTCTAATACTTCCGCTTATGTGGCAGGTGATATCGTAAATTATGATGATTTTTATTTTCGGGCTTTGGTGAATGTACCTGCTCCGTCACCTGGAAATTTTAACGTTGCTCCTGAAATAGGATTGACCTGGGAGGAATACCTAACATTCCAAACCCCAGGTGTAATTAAAATCGGAGATGTTGATGCTTCTCTCCTAAATAGAAATGTTAAATTCAGAGGTGGATCTGATTACTCGAAATCGCGGGTTGCTTTTTCTATCAATGAAAAGAATAAAGTTGTGCCTGGAACTTGGATAGAGGTGGAAAGAGGAACTGGTGTAACTGGTTCTGTTTCTATGATTTCTTCGGTAACTAGATACGTTGACCAGCCGATCTATGATGCAAATCCAAATAAAACTTTTGGAACCGTCACTGGTTTTAAGGGATTTAATGAATTTCTCGTAGCTGAATTGCAGGATCCAAAAGCCGTTATTGATTTAGGAACAGATGGTAACTTCAATTTATTTGAAATGTCCAAATTGTATTCTGGTGTATTTTCTTTTTTCGACTTAAAGGATTTTGATTATGATTTTCTGTCATCTACTTACGGAATCACACCAACTCCTGAATACCATAGATACTTTAAATTGATTCCGGAACAAGCCGGGCAAATAATATCAGGGGTAAAATACCTGGTAAGGCAGGGACAAATTATCGTCGACCAGGGTACGGTTAATGAAAGAATTCTACAGACAGGCCAAGCCTTTATTGGTGCTACTGTTGACTACTTTGTAGACTATGGATTTTCGGTGAATGGCTCCGAATCCGTTGTTTTACCGGCAATTTTTAGTCAAGTTGGCTGGATAGATTCCTTAACAACTTATCCAATATCACAAATTCCTGCTGAACAAAATTTAAACTCTTTTATAGGTTTTTACGGAATCCAATCCATAAACAATACTCGTCCAAGCCCAAGCTCTTTTGATAAAACACAAGTTTTTGAATATGGAAAACTTGCGACTGAATACCAGTACTTAGAAGAAAATTTCACCCAGCCCCGGGCTAACTTTTCTCGTGTAGTACCATTTGTAAACAAGTGGGGATACTTTGGCGGGACTGATGCAAGGGGGAACGTGTATAGACTCAATTCTTCTCCAGCTTTTAGTCCTACTAATTTTTCTCCTAGTTTTCAAAAGGATTTGCCAGACCCAAGTTTCTTAACCCACGAGTGGATGTTGTTGGAGGGTTTACCTCAAGAATACCCCATACAAGCAATCGGCGAACAAAGAAATTATCTTCCAGGGAAAGTTGATCTTGGACTGATTCGAAATGCCAATCCAATAAACTCACTATATTTCGATTCATTTTTCACGGTAGAGCCAAATGATTACCCAAATCCTTATAAGAACCCGGCAAACCAAACTAAAGAATTTTTCACACCTTTAGTTTTTAACCCTTCGACTGGATTTTATGATACAGTATTTAGAGGTGTAAAGATTTCTCTCAAAAGAAGAAGCACTGTACCAAATCCACAAACAGAGCTTGAAAAGTATGTTTTGAATTACAGAGGATTTGAAAACTATAATTTTTCTGCAATCCTGAGAGTACTACCAGAGGATAATTCTATCATCCAATCTCCAGTTTCTTACGAGGTAATAGAAAATGTTCAACAAAAATGTGTGATTTTTATTACAACAGTGGTGATTAAAGACTACAGAGCTTTACCTCTCGATTATTTGGGTGGAACTGGTGGAACCCCATATTTGGATTATCTGTTGATGTACAGCTTGAAGGACAAGAAAAAAAATGCAGGGGTTGGAATAACAGGAGCACCTGGACCAACGGGTTCAATCCTTTATGAAATTGATGACATAAAGCTTTCGTCTGCCCTGGATCTTTCAATTCTTTCGGAAAGCAGCGTAACGACTGTTACAAATCCAGGTAAGGTTTTCATAATTCCTAACCCGAATTTCGATACTGATTTGAGAGAAGAGATAAATCTTTTTTATCCGATTGGATCTACCGGGAGTGTAGGTGTCACAGGTCCTGGAAGTTTTTATGTTACTAGTGAAAGTTATACATATCCCTGGCCTGTAGGAAGATCTCAGACTCTTGTTAACTTCGCTGCTATAGATCCTCCTTATTATGAATTCGATATTCCTTTTGCCTTCTCAAATCCTGTAACAATTCCTGTTGGGCCTAGATCTGCATACTCAAATAAGCCAGTTTTTCAGGTAGAGGGGGGATACGATTACTTTGAGTTTATTCTGAAACGAATATCGCTCTCGCAAATTTTTCAGCGAGTAAATGGAGAGAGCCCTTATATAACTTACACCACTTACGATTGGGATCCAGTTAATTTAACCACAGTTTCTTATTCAGAAAATTTTCAGATTTCACTTTCACAGCCAACAGCAATTTATAAATCTACTGGTTTATATCCGGTTAAAAGTTATGCTGGCCCACAAACGCTTGGGAGAAACGAGCCTACTGGTTTTATAATACAAAATGGGGGTTCATCTTATGCAAGTGATATTCTTAGATACGGAGGCATGTACGAGCCCTTGTTCAAAAAGATATTCAAATTCAAAAATGATAAGAATGATACGATAACAAGGAATACGAACATTGACCTTAGCTTCAGAAATTGTACGTTCGCACCAGAGCAAACAAATTTTGGAGTGGTAGAAAATCTTTCATTTTCGAAGGTATCGCTCGGAAAAAATATTTTAGAAGCTTCACAAAATCTTCCTCAGGGACCTGTCTACCCTCTGGTTGGGCAAACACCCATATTTAATAAAAATTTCTCGGTTTTTCTTTCGAGCTGGGATCCTGGTTATTTCAATCTTTTTTCTTCCGCAACAGCTCAAACACCCGTTGCAGGAACTAGATCAATGAGAGAGTACAAAAGCTTTTTGGGCTCTAAAATGATGCAGACCCCTTATACCATTACAATTTATACTTTTATTACTCTTGAATTGTCAAAAAATTCGGGAAGCACCAATGTACAAGCTATCAATTCAGCTGCTAATTCAGCGGTCACACAAATCCAGACTATCAACGCAACGAATTCAAATACAGGAATAGGTCAGCTTGGAGCTTACCAAACTATTGTTGAATTACCTGTTTTTGATCAAGGCATTTTCCCTAATGTCGAGGTTTTCTGGCAGAAAAATAGTATTACTAACGTAGTTACTGGTGCTTTACGTTTAGATAGAATTTTAAGAAGATATCTTCTTAATTCTGGGATAGATCAGGTGTTTGTAAATAACATCGTAAGTGAATTTGGTTTAGGAAATCCAAATAGCATTGAAGATGATATTAATACCTATATAGAAGAAAATATAGTACCGATTTATGAGGGTATAACTTTTGATCTTTTTGTTAAGAAAACCGGGCAGAATTTAACATCTACCGAACTTCTAGTTAGGGGAGATTTAATCAATCCAGACAGAATAAGATACGGCTATTACCAGCAGAGCAACTTTAAACTCACAAGGGTAAATGATCTTTATTACACTTTCGAGTACCCGTTAACGTCTGGACAAAATTACTCCTTGACGTTTTCTTTCAGAATCCAAAAAATTTGATTCGGTAAAGTTCCGAATATATAAACAAAGAAAAGTATAAGATGCCATCACTAAATATTCTTAACTTGAATTCCGGGGATACCCAGGAAGATATAAGGAATAAAATCAATTCAAATTTTGATGCCTTGGTGGCAAATGGAGGAGGTCCACAAGGATCACCCGGAGACACTGGACCCCAGGGTGCTGTAGGACTCGCTGGGCCTAAAGGTGACCCGGGACAACAAGGAACAAGAGGAACAATTTGGAGTGTACAGGCCACTGCACCATTAGGAGGATCTGCAAACCCAGTTTTGATTGGTGACTATTGGGTAAACACCACACAAAATAATCTAATTTATCAGTTTGGTGCTTCTGGTTGGATTTCCACAGGACAAAGTTTAGAATCTACTGAGGTTTTTACCACGTTAACTGGAATATCTGGACCAGTTTCCACAAAGAATGCAATAGTAATTAACAGTCCTTTTCCAGAATTAAACACTTTAGTTTTAAGTGATGCGGTTTCACTTACCCCTACTGCTAATCCTACTTACTCTAAGGTTTTAATTGCTACGAACTCAACAAGCGATTATCCTTTATTGGAATTTGCGAAAACAAATGCTGCTGGTGTTGGAACCCCTTCCGATTATAATAGACACCCACAATTCAGATGGTTAAATCCGTCGCAAGCAAATTACAATCTATTATTTTCTGTCCCACAGGATCAAATGACTTTCCGTTCCGGTGGATCTATGACTATCCAAAGTACTTCTTCGGCTTTGAATCTTCTTTCAAATGCTAATCTAACGATTAACTCAGGAAGTTCAATGAATGTTAGCTCGGTTGGACAAATGTCATTTTCTTCGGGCAGCTCAATCATGACCTTTTCTTCACAGAAATACATTTTGACAAACTCGCTGATGTCACTGTTCGTTCCTTTGTCAATCACTTCCAGTTCGTTAGGATATGCCGTTTCTTTTAGAAACACATCTACTTCCGGAGCAGGACTTATTCTTTCTTCTGCCACTAACAGTTCTTCTTACTTTTTAGCAAATTTTCTATCGACTGGTAACACAAAATTTAGTGTAAGAAGTGACGGAAAAGTGTATTTCAATCAACAAGGTTCTGGTCTTAAAACTATCGGCGGAACTTACGATTCTTCGCCAATTATATCGGGGAATCAATACTATTTTTGGAATATCGGAACTAACAGAATAGACCGGGGAAATTTAGTTTCTATGGTTCTTTCCTCAGTATCACGTCGAGGATTATTAATTCCAATAGGAACTGCCGCTAATAGTTGGAGCTCTTATCTTTCCAATTATGAATCAATTCAATTCAGGATATTGGCTTCCAATCCAACCTATAAAATACAAGCGATCGCTTACAATACTGGTGGAGGACCAACAACCGGAAGCACTGTTTTTCTGGGAACTGCTGGGGCTTTATTTGTAGATTTGACTATAATAAGAGGATCTTCAAACACTGATTACCAAATTTATTACAACACCTGCGAAGGACTATGTGGAAAATTAGCTTAAAATATCAGAAGAATGAGCTTTAATGTTAAATACATTTTCCCAGGGGACGATAAAACTCAGATCCTTTCAAAGGTAAACTACAACTTCGCCCAAGTTTTATTTAATGCGATCGGTGAAAAGGGACCCATTGGTGAAATAGGACCAACCGGTATAATAGGTGAAGTTGGGATCGATGGAGAGATCGGTGCTACTGGACAAAGAGCAAGCAATTGGTTTTTTTCAATCACTGAACCTCAAATTACTGAATCCCAGAAATATGACATATGGGTAAACATTGGTGCCACGGGTGCTCAAGAAGTTTACGTTTTTAGTGGTACCAATTGGGTATTTAGTGGAGAGACACTTTTAGCAGACTCTACCTTTGGTCTACTAACCGGAATTGTAGGACCTGGAGCCAGCACAACACACAATGCTATAAACTTCAGTGATCCGACACCATCAAATGAAACTTTTGTTGTTTCTGATGCTGTATCATCAACAGGTAACATAAACCCCAATCTTGCAAAATTTTTAGTTGCAACCGATGCCAGCACTGTTGCATTACCTGTTTTTGGATTTGATAAAACTTTTGTTGGTTCCGCATCAATTCCTTCTTTTTCTTGGGATGAAACGGGTGGGAGCTATCACACGGTTCTATCGTCACCGGATAACTTAGTTTTTTCCAGCGGTTTGACTGCTGAGTTTTCTGCGACGGGAGGAACTGCTACAATATCTAGTTCTGGACAACTTACAATACAATCAAATTCAGCCATATCTTTTGAGAACGCAACTATTTCTGGTGCTTCTGCTTCATATTCTACCCCAAACATAATTACATTTTCGTCTTCAAACAAACAACTTACCACCTCCCAACTTTCTTATTTGAATTTAGCACTTGGTGCAGGGATAACCGCTGCATCTTCTGAGCTAGTGCAAGTTTCCACACCCGGCAACGGGATGCTGGTAGAAACAGTGGGTTCAACCGGAGCTACTGGGTCTGCAATTGTCACTTTTGTGAACTCCAGTGGTTATAAAATTCTAGAAAGCAGATCTAATAATCTTAATGTCGTTGGTCAATCAGGGCCTTCCGGATCTGCTTCAGGTAGATTTGTTAAAGCAGTCCAAGCTTTAACAAACGTGAGTGCTTCTTCAACTTTCCTCAGGGGTAGTTCATTAAACAACTACGTTCCTGTTTCTTTAACAAGCTCCAGCTCAGATCTTATTTATATAGTCCCGAAGTACGTGAATGCGGCTTCTATTTCTGCGGATGGAAAACAGTATAGAGTTTATCTTCAGCTTACTGGATTTACCAACACCTGGGATACACTGCTTCAGGAGGGAAGAACGTTTGATATTTTCTTAGAAGATGACATTCTTTGTTTTGGCGGGATTAGAACTGTTTATCCCGGAGGAGCCTCGAATGTTCAGATCGGAGACATTTCAACTAGTGCGACTGGGGGCTGCAGACATATCAGAATCACAACGGTTTCGAACGAGACCGCTTTTTATTACGCACTAACCCCTAAATTATCTTCTCCTAGCAGGTGTGGGTATATTGCACTCACTTCTACAGTATCTGGAACCCCTGGGGGAGGTCCTACTTCTGGTGCTTAAAATTATTCGAGATAAATAGATTAATATGGAACTTTCTCCAACAGAAATAAAAAAAGCAAACAGCCTAAAAAGCGAATTTTCAAAGGTCCGTTCTCAAATCGAAGAAGTTGAGAAAAAAATGGAATCCCTAAATTTCGAGGCAGGAACACTAATCAAAAAACTGGAAAGTTTGAGAGACGAGGAAAAGAATCTTATGGATTTTCTTCACGAAAAATATGGACCAGGAACTTTGGACCCAATAAAACTAATTTATCATGTTAAACAAGATTAAACAAATCCCCGATTTACTAAACAACCGTATTATTTATTTGGTTGGTATTGGGGTTTTAGTACTCTTACTTCTGAAACAGTGTAACGAAACACGGGACGCCAAACAAGAGGCTGAGAGAAATTTCAATAATATGTTGGCAGAAAGGGATTCCGTTAGAGTCTTGAAATCGAAAAATGGTAACATGCTTGCTGAAAAAGCAGCTTTCAAGCTTAAATATGATGAACTAAGTAGTGAACAAAAGGAATTAATCAAAAGGTTAGAACTTTCCGGAAAGAAAAAACCGGGGGTAGTTATCCAAACTGATATTGTTTACAAGGACACTTCGATACTAGTTCCAGTTTTGGCTACTCTCAAGGACGGAGAACCTGTTTTAAACTTCAAACACAATCCAACTCTTCCAGGTAAAAATAAATTACTAATCGAAGGTCTCCTCCCTTATTTACTAATAACTGATACCATTCAAGATTCATCAAGCCCGAATGGAATACGTTTAAGCAGTCGTGTTGAGCCAGGAATAGCAAAACTTTCGATGGAACAGAAAATAGATCTTGTTACTGGACTCTACACTGACCCAAAAACCGGGAGGATCTTTGTACGTGCATCGACAACTTTTCCGGGCATAACTTTTAGCGATATGCAAGCTCTTGATATGGTAGACGATCCTGCTACCAAAAAAGCTCTAAGACAGGCAAGAAAACCCTTCGGAATTGGTTTTTCTCTGGGATGGGGAATGACAGTTGGGAAAGATGGTTATAATATGGGTCCAAACGTAGGCGTAGGAGTTACATACACGCCAACTTGGCTACAATTTGGAAAGTAAAAAAGACTAATGGCATACACTACAACCTCAAAATATGTGCAACTGACTCCATACTTAGTTTTGGAGTACATGTATGCTGACCAACCCAATCCTGAAACCTATTTTGTAAATGTTGGAAATCCTGCGGTGGGTTTTAATAAATTAATCAACGGAATTTTAGAGTATAAAGGTTCACCCCTAAACGATGTACAAATTTACAATCAGGACCAGAATTACTCTACAACACAGAATACATCGCTAAACAGTGTAGTTAGAGTTTCTGAAAATGCTTTTATTCCGCTGAATCCTAATTTGATTGTACCCTATAACGATTTTAATCCAAAGCTAACACCAACCGCAGATTTAGCTATTACTTTCCCGAGTAATATTTCGGTTGTATATGATACTGTCAGGTACCACATTCTACAAGGTTACAATCTTGAAAATATTGACGGTTTGGTTATCAATATTTCTTATTTGGATCAAGATGGAAGCTACGTTGTTTTTTCACAGATCGAATTGAGTTCGGGAACAGCGCAGACTTACACTCTAAACCCCAACCCACTAACGATAGGTTCCAATATTTATGACAAGTACTTTCAATTAAAGGTTCCATCCTTTGTTGATATGAACAATCAATATGCGGCTGCTTCTTCTCCAAACAAACCGAACACTTTAGCTGGAAAAACAAGCAAAAGTGGTAAAGGTTATGTTTTTGGAGCCCCTATGAGAATTTCGGTTTGGCAGATCGATGACATAACTCAAGTAAATGGATATGACCAATACGGGGTTACTCTTTATGCAACACTTTCTTTAGAAACAGAAGATCCGTTTCAAAATATTGGGGCTTATATAGCTCCGGCTGATACTGGTGATTTCTTTGAATATTTTGCCACTGATGATGGAGGGTTTATAGAAAACTTCATTCTGTTCCAAAACTCTATTGGAAATCAATATTATATCGACCACAAGGTTGAAGTCGTTGAGCAAGTGGGTGCGGCACTGATAGTTACCAACAACTTTTCCACTATACAAACTACTGCTTACGATATACCCTTACTTTATAGACCTATAGTTCGATATTCTGCTTTTGCTTCAAGCTTCACTTTACGTTATATTATGACGTTGGTAAATAGCAAAGATCAATCAAGACTGGTAAGAACTGCATCATATACTTCCACAAATCCAGCAAGATATGGTCCTTATATTGCACCTTTACAGCTTTCCGTTCTTCCTCAGACTCAAAAAATATACAACAAATTAGCCAACCAGTCAAATATTACTGTTCCTTCTAATAACTTAGCTCCTAAAGAGATAGTTAAGTACGCTAATGTATTTGTTGAAAGAAATATGGTTAATACAACCATGACCAATTTGGTGGTCAGGGGAAATAGTATTACTCAAGCAGATTCTGGTGCAACCAATGAAGTTTCCTACGGAATGGGACAGGCTTATATCAATATCTCTCCGTTCGATAATTACTACAAATTCACATTCTACAAAAGAAACCCAGATGGAACGACAGATCTTCTAGATCTGACTTCCTCTGGAACATTTAAACTGGTTTTCATAGACAACCAAAACAACAAACTTTTTGCACCACCAATCTCTGACAAAAATTTGGCAAATTCTGCCAGGGGAGAATTGGCTTTTAAATTGGACCAAAGTTTGGCAAATCAAGTTTTGACCTTTACAAACAGGAGATTTTACATCTCCAACCAACCAGTACAATCAGCTACCTCAAACGTAACAGGAAATAATGCAGTTTCCAAAGTATCAAGTGTAAAGCAACAATTAGCCACGAGAGCACTTGCATTAACTGAAAGCATTAAAGATGTGCAGATTGCTGCTCAATCTTTAGTTACAGCAGAAGCAAACCTCGGGACAACTAGAATTTCTGGTTCTTCTTCATCAGTTTTATACTATGGAAATTGGCTGAAGGACGGCGAGGTTAGACCTGTCTCAACGTTTGGTACTGCTGGTACTGCTGGTTTTGGTGGTTTGGTAAATCCAAACTTAATAACTAATGCAGTTAGTGGGATTAGCCAAACGTCTGGAACTTCTGCTATAGTTAATAGTCAAAGTTCTTGGCAGCAAATTGGAACTGCGGCAGGCAGCTCTGTATCTGGAACTGCTGGAAGTAGAAACCAAACAGGAGGCACTGGGGTTTCAACGCAAACTCTTAATTCTCTAGGAATTGCTGCATTCAAATCTGCAATAGCATCTGATGTCCAAGGTAAAATAGCTAATGGCTGGGATACAGAACAGATCATAGATTATTTTTTAAATCCGGCTGCTGCAGGTTTTAAAATATATTCTGGAATAACAAAGCAAATTTTCACCGATGCAGTTACAGGAATCTTCAGTACCGACGATCTGGCTTTGCTAAAATCATATGGAAACACCAGGGGCGGAAGAACTAACGGAGGTCCGGCTTCAGGTAGGGGAAGCACTGTTAATCAAAGTGGGTCCGATAACGGATCTCCAAATTTTCCTAGATAATGGCAATATTAAACGCACGGTCGAATAATTTTTACTTCAATTTTCCTAAAGGATTTTTTCCTCAGAATGTTGAGCTCAAGTGGATAGATTACTTGAAAAAGCAGCCTACCCCGTATGACACTATCACCTCCTATCTGAATAGTAGTATACAATCGGTAGGATTTCCTTCAATGAGTATTGATCTTGTCACACAAACAAAAAACTTAGGTAAACAAATAAATTACCAAAGTGCAACCCCAGTACAGGATTTATTCACAAGGGATTTTGATGTTTCTTTTCGTATAGGAGAGGGTTTTACCAATTATTTTATCATGTTGGAAACCGTTCTGGATAAATTAGCTTTCCAAAATGATGACCTTTTCACTCCGATTTTACCTTTGAGAATTCTAGATAATGAGGGTGGGGTTGTTACTTCTGTACTTTTTAAAGAAGTGACTATAACATCAGTTAGCAGCATATCCTTGAATTACACACAAAACGCACCTACCGTAAATACGTTTACTGTCGGATTCAAATGTAACTTCATGGAAATAAATCTAGAGGTTCAGAAAACAAATTGAGATATATAGTTAACAAATAACATAATTCTATGAAAAAATTTTCAGAGCTCGCCAAAATAAATGAAATGAAGTATGGTCAACCCATGTATGGTGAGGACGATCTCAAACAACACATGAAAAATCTTCTGGTTGCTGCTTCAGGAAACGATCAGAGAGTTTTGAACGACATTGTAGATTGCCTAACAGATGACCAAATGAAAAAGTGTTACGACAAGTTGGTGAAAGTTTATAACTACACTGGTAAGGTTGGTCAAAACGTTGAACCCTCTATCTAAGGCTGTGAAAATAAATGCTGGGCCTTGTAGAAATAAAATACGGCAAAGATAATGCTGGAAAAGTATTATCACTGGCAATAAGTCCAAATTCCGTTGGCTCAGTTTACGCCGGTACTACCGGTTTTTTTATTTATCTTAACTCTGTAAATACTACAACAAATCAGAGTAACCTAAATAATTTTTCTACCAAACTTGCTTTTTATGGCCCTACGGGGTCAGCTTCTGCTATGTACTCTGCTTGGAGTGATGCGGTGAATTCTATACAGATTGTTCCTCAAATAATTAGCTTAGATTTTCAATCTCAAGGCTATTCTTTTTACCAAACTATAATCCAGTCCTAAAGTGAAAAGTATTGTTATTAAATACATCACTAACGATCAAACAATTTCAACTGGGTTCGATCTAAGATCTCTGAGCGAGATTCAAGCCGTTGAGAACGGATGTTATTTGTATTTTACAACCGTTTTTACTACTTCTTCTTTAACCTCGGATCGTTTTTATTATGGAACTGTAGTTTATTTTTCGAAAAGTAATAAGGGATATGATTTGTATGCTCAGATAATACAGGGGATATCTTCTGTCTTAACTAATCCTGCAGTTTCTTCTTCTACAATAGATTTTACTTGGGATTCTGGAGTAACTGTTACTATTAGTAATATGAGCGGGAATTCTGTGGGAGGTGGAAGTGGTGGATCTGCAGGGTCTTCTGGAACTTCAGGATCCGCTGGAACAGGAGGGTCGTCAGGCTCTTCAGGAACTTCAGGATCTGCTGGAACGGGAGGAAGTTCTGGTTCTTCTGGATCATCAGGAACCTCTGGATCTGCTGGAACAGGAGGATCTTCAGGCTCTTC